CTGCTTTGAACTTCTCTGCTTCGAGCAGAGTCTTGAGCTTCCAATGGCGCTCGTTGATCTGATGGATGATCTCGTTGAGGATCTTCTCCATCTCTTTGAGACACTCGATCTGATAACGGAAGTACTTCAGCTCGGTGTCAGCCTTCATCCACATCGGCAACTCGCCTTTGTTGATGTTGAAGTTCTGCGGGTTCTTCTTGTAGTCCTCTGCAGATCCTCGACCTGTGTAGTAGAGGTTCTTCTTGAACTCGAGATCTTCGTATTCTGTGTTCACGTCACGCATTTTCATCCGAGTGCGCAACAGTCGAACGTAGTACTTGTTGTGGAGAATCGGTCCACGCTTGATCTCAGCTGCTACGTCTGACGGAAACAGCGAGTCTACTTCCCACTCAGCGACGAGAGCTTCTACCTGGACCTGGAATTTCGATTTCTTTTCTTCTGTCATGTTGCCTTGTTACAGTTTGAGTCCGACGATGTTGACGGCGTCTTGACCTCTGTACTGGTCTACTTCCATGTTCTGGAAAAGCAGAGTAGCAGTACATGTAGCTGGTTCAGAACTACCTGTGTCAAGATCGAGGCCGTCTAAACCCTGTATAAATCCTCCGGTGAACCTGAAAGAAACTGAAGATTTCTGATGATTGTCGAAGATGTTGATCGTGAAGTCTTCGAGAACTGTCGACAAGAGCTCAGTCTCGTCGTAGTAGCGACAGCGTACCAACCACTTCAAGCATTCGAAGTAGTTCGTCATGTCTTCGTCTACGATGAACGTGACGACGACTGGATCCGGACGAAACTTCATACCAGGAATGTTAAACTGCTGGTTCGGAAAATCAACACCAGTCTCGAGAAACGAGAAGCCAGGAAGTCTTAGGCGCTTCGTCTTGAAACTCACCTTCGCAAGACTGTTGATGACGAGTTGGTGTGTGTTTCCGTTAAGATTGTTCAGTTCGACGTTAGACTGACTCATGCTTTCCTCCGTTGTCTTTTCCAGAAGAAGGCGTGTACTTCAGGATATCTTCTTCGAATGCCATTTCGAACATGCCGGCAACGTCTTTCTTTGCACGATCCCAGTCTTCGTATGAATGAGCCATCAGGTTCAATGCACACTCGACGAACTTCCGAGACTGACGCTCCATGTAATCTGTTCGTTCTTCGTCTTCTTCGACGAGCATCTCGAACTCTTCTTCATCGAGGATTGCTCCGTCGAGTTCGTTCTGACTGACAAGCTTCTCGTACGCGAAACGAGACTTGAGACTGCTGAGAGACCTCTTCGATTTCTCAGCAATCTCCTGTTTTGCATTTCTGCTGTTCCATCGAGCTCCGAACATCATTCCGAAACCGAAAATCGAGAAGTAGAGAACTATTGCAGCTGGGATGTAGAAGACGATGGAAGACATGTTACCTCACGTGAATTTCTTCAGAAGAAGGAATCCGAACCGAAGTTCGAACTCCTCTTTTTCTGTAAGCTTGCTGAGCTTAAGCTTCCGGAGCAACCTTCGGCCGACGACCGCCGCGTCGTTTCTTAGGCTGTTCAGGTGTACCTTCAGCAGGAACGGTAGAAACGTCAGGAGGAGTTTCATCCTCTCCGTCTTCGAGAGGCTGGAGGCTTTCTCCGAGTCCGTCGAGGAAGTCAGCAGGTGCTGCATTCTTCTTTTTCTCGACAACAAGCTTTTCAGGTACGTTAACGAGATACTCTTCCCGAAAGATGTACGCACCGACTTGTCCTTCGACGGTGAGCCTCCGATCTCCTGCATACTTCCGGACGAGGTCCAGATCGAGGTCCAGAGTGCCTTCAGTCGCAGCATAGACGATTTCAGCATCGTCTTTGTCCATACGATTCGTGAACCGAATGTAGAGCTCTTCCTTCTTCATTCGAGAGATATCGCTACGGAAGAGATACTCGACGAACTTCGAGAGGTACTTTTCGAGAGACACTGAAGCATGATCGTCTCTTTTGATCAACGCATCCGAAGGCTTTCCTTTGACTCCAGCGTGCTTCGAACCTTCGAAGTTCAGCCAGATGAGGATATCCGTCGGATAGTTTGCTTGTGCGTCCTTGCTTCCTGCAAGGAATTTTCGTAGTTGTGACATTATGACTCCTTCAGAGTTGTTTGTCTATTTTGATCAGAACACGTCGATCGTTCTTTCGAGGACTTCTCGACGAGGAACGAAATCAGCGAGGCGAGAGATGTACTGAGGACACCTGAGTTTCGTGATCAGATCGACGAGATCTCGTTTCGGAGGATCCACGTTGAACTGATCGATCACGAGTTCACGAAGTGACGTAGGTATCTGCGTGAGATCGATGAGACGCTTGTTTCGCTTGTAGTTGCGAAGAACTTCTTCTGAGAAGATGCCAGAGAACTTCATCGAGAGGATTTCGGCTTCAGGATCTCCGGAGTCTACAATGCGATCAACGACAGGCTGACGGAGCTGACGCTGACGTTTATTCGGATCCATGAACGTATCATCATCCGAAAGAATGTTCGGAACTCCGTCACCAGAATCACCACGGACGACGAGAGTGTGCCAGAAGGTTTTGCCATTGTCCACCATCATCTTCTTGATCGGATTGTAGCATTTCACGTTCGGAAACCGAGTGAGCTGTGCGATGTCCTTATCCGCGGAGATCACGAGATGCTTGCCAGGAGTCATTGCGACAGCTGCGAGGAGATCATCGCCTTCTGCTCCACGAACACGAAGGCACTTGTACGGACCAGCTGTCGAGATCACGTCCCAGAATGCATGGATGTTCTCGTAGATCTCGTGCATCGGACTTTCGACGTTGTTGTCGACGTCTCGGATACGAGCGAGTTTCCGCTGACCTTTGTAGTGAGGAAAGATCTTGTTACGCCACGAATTCGAGTCATTGCAGAGAACGAGCTCTCCGAATTCCTGACGCCATTCGGAATTGTAGAAACGAAGTTTGCCGAGAAGAATGCCATTCGCAGTTTGAGCGATGTTCTCTCCTTTTCCTTGTGCTACCATCATTGAAGCTGATGATACGTTGCTGAAGTCTACCAGTATAGCCACGATGTGGTTTCCTTTGTTTAGAGTTTGAATGTATCAAACGTGAAACAGAAGAGAAACTGTTAGTTGCATTCGAATGCTTTACCGGCACACTCTTTTCCGAAACCGAGTTGGATCGAAACTGGATCTGTGAGACGTCTTGTACATCGTGCGCATCTTCCTTCATGGAAGAACTCCAGTTCAGACGGAAGCTTTCCAGTTTCGAGATGATCGAGAGACCACTTGAAAGCTCGGACCTGAATATCATCGAGAGTTCGACCAGACTTCGAAGCAACGAAGAAACGTCTTTTCTGGATCGTTCCAACGAACTCGTATCCAGATCCGAGAACTGAGACGTAGAACAGATCAGGATGCTTCTTCTTTACTTTGTAGGTGAACCGTTCTCCAGTCTTCCGAGAACGAAGAGTGAAGATCGACTTTCCGCCGTAGATGAAACGACAGATCTCGGAATGAGAAGTCATCTGCATTATGCTGCTTCCTTCTTGTTCTGGTTCGGAACGAAGACGAGATTGATCGAAGCTGGAATGTGTTTCCTGAGATCTCGGAGATGTGACTCGAAGATCACTTCTGGGAAATTCATTCGACCGTACGGAAGATTTGTGATACATTGCAGTTCGTGCCAGAAGCCTTCATTGATCCAACTCCAAGGAAAGCTGAAATCGACGATGAGTTTCGACTTCTCGTTGAAACGGAAGTAGATGTTCAAGCGAGTCATGCGAAAGCTAGAGCATTTCATGAGTGACACCCATTTGTTCGAGACGAGTGAGAAGGCGTTGACGACTGAGTTCAATGTCAGCTTCGAGCGGAAACCAGATACCGTACCATTCCTTTGGAATAGAATGATCGACAATCTCGAACCGATTGATCTTGTAGTTGCGAGACAGCAATTCATGGACGAGAAGACTGAAACGAGTCTGAAGAAAATTCAGACGAGTGTAGAAAAACGTTACGTGTCCAGCTCCGAAGCGGAATTCGGTAAGGTGCGAGTAGTCTGAAGGAGACTTGTTCTTCTCGACAGCTTTTCGAACTGCCGTGAACACACGCGGCAATTCGTAGTATTCAGCCATCAGATGCTTGTTGTGCAATTCTTTCGGATGGACCAGATTTATTCGAGTCATGATTCTGACCTTGTTGGTATTGAAGATACCTTATCAAAGAATCAATGAAACGTAAACTAAAAAATTCAGTCGAGAAACAGAGTCAGATTGCCTACGCTAACTTTCGCACGAACAGCTGAGATGCCGTACTTGCTCGCGATGTAGTAATTGATCTCGCTACAGAGAGCCTGATCGACTCCGAGTTTCGATCGATCACGAAATGTCTCCTCGACGTCGTCTACGATCTTCTGGATTTGTTCTTGCGTCACATTCATTGTTGAACTCGTTTCTCGTCATAGATGCGAAAGACTCCATCGTAAGAGTCTCGTTCTGCGATAGGAGTGAATACCTCGCGTCCGAAACCGATGCTGCTAACTGGCTTCACTTCCCAGAGAACGTACGAATTTTCGCGTCTTGTGATCTCATACCGTTTTGTCATGTCGTCTCCTTATTCGATTTCGTAAGGCGGCTTACCTACGTATTTCCAAGCTGAGAACTCGTCTTCTGGATAAGCATTGAACTCTGCTATCCACGGATACACGCTAGGAGTATGCATTGTCCACCAGACGAGATAGTATTCCCATCCGCAGCCGTTGTTTCGAGCTACAAGGATCTCAGTCCCGTCTCGAGGAGCATCGTCCATGTCTTTCCAGTCAGCGTCGAATGTCTCACTCATTTGCGTAACGCCTCCATAAACCATTTCGGAAAGAATGTCGGCCAGTCATTCAGGAGTCGATCGAAGCATCCGTCGATGATGTACGAGTGCGAGTAGTCTTCTTCGTGACGAGTTCCACGACCAGCTGCTTGAACGATAGTCCGAATGATACCTTGGTTGAGCATCTCAGGATTGTGTTTCGAGATGTACTTGATTCTCGGATCTCCGAATGACGGATAAGGAACTTTCGCGATGATGTTCAGTCTGCAGAGATCGTCTTTACCATCGACACCTGCTGTGAGAGACGGAGAAGCAACGATCTGCTTCTTTCCAGCGGAGAGATAATCGATAGCTGATGCAGCAGACCGTGGAACTTCTATCTTGTTCTTCGACTGGCGAGCGATCTCTTCTGCACGCTTGTATGATGCAGAGTGGATGATCGTGTTCGCGTCGTACTGTTCGAACATATCATCTACGAACTTCACTGTCCGTTCGATATCTGCTTTCTCATTCTTCGCAGACATCCATGAGACAGGAGAGAAGAACACTTCTCGACGATCAGCATCGATAGCATGATCGATCTCGATACCTACCCAGTCCTGACCTTCGATGCCAAGTTCTTTCACATATCCTTCGAAGCCACAGACTGTAGCCGACATGTGAAGAAATCGATCAGCTTTCGTAAAGAACATCTGAGGTGCGAATTCTCGAGCATAGATCGGACGAATGAAGATGTTCTCGTTATCGACAACCTTGACCATCTTGGCTCTGGAGATCATCAGAGCTTTGCTAACGTTCGCTTTGAACTTCGAGAACTCTCTGTTAGTCGGACGGAAGTCAGCTTGTCCGGCGAGATTGTCGACTCGTTCTTGATAGGAGTCCATGTCGATATCAGCGAGGAAATCAGTGTCCATGAAGTCGAACACATCTCCGTCTCGCTGTTCAGCTACGAACCGAGCTACCTTTGCCCATTCAGCCATCACGCGATCGGTGTCACCGCGGAAAATCAGAGACAGTTTGTTGATGTCTATTGTAGACATCCGCAGTTCAGCTTGAGAAGCAACCACGTTTGCGAGTTCGTGACACTCATCGAGAACTGCAAGATTGAAACGGAACGGTGCGAGTCCGTAGAAGTGCGCATTCGTGATGCTGATTGGACCAGATTTGAATGCCATCAGGGCAAGACGATAAGGACACGCTTTCACGCACTGATCTTCAGTCTTCACACGATTGATGATGCAGCCTTCAGTTCCTTTGTTCTCTCCGATGGAACACGTGTACGAAGGATCTTGCGCATTTCGAATGTCGCGAAGGAATGGAAAGTCTCGACGATACTGACCTTGGAGGTACTTCGTGATAGTCGTCATCACGGACTTATGAGGAGTTTCGATCGTCGAGATCACGTCATTGAGATATCGAGCGACTGTCAGACCGATAGCTGATTTACCTACACCGGTCGGAGCTTCGAGAATGACATGCTTGTGTCCATCGGCGTAAGCTTTGAGAACTCTCACGATGGCATCATACTGCTTGTCACGTATGACTTCGTAAGGAAAGAACCGTTTGATCTTTTCTTCGTCGATTTCGAACAGTGGCATTAAAATTCCTTGACTTCTTTATGATAATTCAGAATAACACACAATTTCTAGAAAGAGAACTTAGAATTTCGAACGTTGCTTATTACGTCTCTTTCGACTTGAGTCCTGACACGTGTCAGCTGTCGACAGAATTCTCTTTC